ACGGCGGTTCGATAGGCGGCGATCTCCTCGGGCGATGAGGTTTCCGTCGGGATGCGAACCATGCCCTCGGTCTTGCGGCTGGCCAGCTTTTCGAGGTTGGCATACGCCTTGGCCAGGTCGTTGACCTCCTTGCCGTCGAACTTCGACAGGGTCGGCTCGCCCACCGAATCAGCCCACCCTGCGGCGAAGCGGTAGCCGTCCGAAAAGATGGACGGTGGTGCGGTTGTTGTGATGTCGGCGGTCCCGGTCGTCATGACGGTCGAGGTCGCAGCCTCCCCCGTCGGCGCAATCGTCATGGCTTCCTCGCTCATGGAATGGTCCTCCCTTTGTAACGGGCTTCAAATTCCTCGGGACTGAGATTGGCTCGCGCCCAGGCGACGACCACCGGCGTCTTGTCCCCGAAGGTCGGATCGGCGTGCGCTTCAAGGAACGCGAAAAACTCGGCCATGCGGCTCGATGCGGGCGCGGCCTTCTTCGCGGGCGCGGCCTTCAGCTCCTCGACCGTCTCAACCTTGGGCTCGGGGAACTCCTCGGCATACATGCGCTCGATGAGTTTGTCGGTCGCATTGCTGCGGACTTTGATTCCCGCCTCCTCAAGGGCGGCTTTCTTTTCTTCGGTGGTCATTGGTGGTGGTAGTCGTCAGGCTTGGAAATGGCGAGATTGGTTCCTCGGGTCACCAGCATCGAAACGACATCCGCCTGACCGTCCCGGTAGGCTGCCATCTCCGGCGTCGATCCCTCGCGGAACCGGGGAGCGAACGGGTTTCGGGCGTTGATGAGGAGGTTGATGAGGCGGTGGCCGTCAACATTGGCAAGGACGTTTCGAAAGATGCGCTCGGAATCGGCCACCCTGTTGGCGTGGGCCTCGTCGTCCTCCCCCGGTCGGCGGGCGAAGATGATGTCGTCAATGCTCATGCGGCGGCCTGGGCAAGCTTGGCGACACCCTCCGCCTCATCCAACATCGACATTTCCCGCTCGGCCTGCGCCTGCGCCTGCGCCCTCGCCATCCGCATCTGATCGCGAATGCGCTCGGGGACGATGGAGGATTCAAGGACGCCGAGGTTGCGGGCGTAGTTTCGGAACCCGTCGTCGATATTGAGGTTGTCGAGGACATCGGGCCGCACGTTCGCGATGTTCCCCGCCATGGTCATGGCATCCACAAAGGCGTCATTGTGGATGGTCTGGAGCGCCAGAGCCATGCGCGAGGAGTAGACGATGTTCGGGTCTGGGATGAAGACCTCCCCGTTGCCAAGGTTCTGCATTAATTGACGCGGAGCGGGCGGGAATGCCCCGGCCTTGGCCAGCACCGAGAAGACCTGGCGCATGATCGGATCGCAGATCTCGCGGGTCTTTCGAGCGAAGGTCGGGGAGAAGTTCGGGAGCCGGTCGTTGCGGCGCTGGCGCACCTCCTCGGCGGTCATTTGCTTGCCGATGGGAACCGAGGCCAAGGCTTGGAACAGCTCGACATGGAAAGCGTTGTTGATCTGCCGCTTGCGGAACTCGGTTCGGTCCTCCCCGATCATGTAGTTGCCCGGCTCCCCGAAATACTGAGGACGGGAATTCATGTCGGGCGTGTAGGTGATGCCGCGAGCCCGCAAGTCGATGGTTCCCTCGAAGTTGGCCGGAGCGATGACCGGCGGGGAAACCTGCTTCTCGACCAAGGTGTCGAGCTGCTGCTGCATGTAGTTCAGCGTCCTGGTGTCGTAGAGCGACTCCATTCCGGGGCTTCGACCGTAGGGCGTGCGTCCCCACGGGAGGTGTCGGTGGACGCAGAAAGGGGGCTCGTAGAAGCCGCTTTCCCGCAGGATCTTCTCGGACGCTTTGTGAATCCAGACCGAGGCCCACGGCGCGTTCTGCACGTTCTTGCGGTATCGGTCGCGGTCCTTGCGCTCGGAAATGCAGTGGATGACCTCATGGTCCTCGTTGCGCTCCTTGAGCGGGTAGCCGAGACACTGCGCCACTTCGTGCGGCAGGTTCTTCTCCCCGAAGTCATCGGCCATCTGGCGGGCAGAATACTTTTTGACCCGGAACACGGTGTCCACATCCCCGAGGTGGTTTTCGAGGATGGAATACTCCGAGATCTGCATGGACTCGAAGTGCAGGCCGTAGCGGACGTTCTCGCGGACAAACAGCCCCGAGGTTCCGTAGATGCCGTCCTGCATGTAAACATCGTGGACCTGGCTGTAGAAGTTGGTCCCGGCCAGCACCTCGGACGCGATGTCGGAACATTCGGAATACCAGCTTTTCGCGGCGTCATCGCCCCGCAGGAATCGCGGTGCAGTGTAGGCAAACCACTTCGTTTCCGCCGGAGTGATCCACGACATGCACCCGGCGGCGTAGGTCATCGCAGCCTGCCGAAGGGTCGAGTCAAAAATCTGCGCCTGACCAGCCAGGGACGGCGACCAGCCTACGGTCGCGGTGTCCATGCCGATCTGCCGGTTGAGCGGATCACCGTAGGCTCCGACATCGCGCCAGATCGAACACATCGCCAGGCGCACCGATTCGGCGGCCTTGTAGCGTTGCAAGATTTGGGCGGCATCGGTCATCCCAGCTTGCTCGGGGAACCTCCGAGGCCACTGCCCATGGGACGGGCGAAACCGTAACCACCACCACCACCGGCACCTGCTCCTCCTCGACGGCGGCGCATGGCCTCCTCGTCCTCGATGAAGTCGGTGCGGACATCTTGATTGTCCTTCATCGCCGCAAGCGCCTCGGCGGATCGCCGCTCGACCTCGCTCATGCGCTGGTTCTGCTGCGCCTGGAACCGCCGGTCAGCGGCTGCTGCCTGTTGCGCAATCCTTTGCGCCTGTCGGTTGGCCGCCGCCTGCTGTCGGATGGACTGCTGCGACAAAAGGTTGGCCTTCGCCTGCTGTTTCGCGAGTTTCTGTTTTCCGCCCATAAAGAACTCGGCTTTGCGTCAAAGGTCTGACGCGCAAGCGGTTTTTTCGGACATAGGAAAAAAACGGCAGGTCGAACGGGACAAACTGATGGAACTGGGTCAGGTCACCGGCGGCCAAATAGCAGTGCCATGTGTCGCACTCGGACTCCTCGAATTCATGCCATGGGTCATCGAAAAGGAAGGTGTCGGCGCGGGAATCGACTGGCCGGAAAAGCAGGAAGACCTCGGGCGTTGCAATGACATACCCGCAATGCAGATGCGCTAGCAGCGCCTCGCTGAACGGTTCGCACTCGGGTTGTCGGGAATGCCAATCAGCAGCTCGAAGGACTGGAGTCATGACAGGATCTGGACGTTTTTCCGCACCGGGCGCTCCTCACCCCGGAACCCGTCTACGACCGTCGCCTTCTTGAAGCGGACGGCGGACCCGCGAACCAAGTCTCGACTGAGCGCCTCCGCGTAGGTGCGGACGGAATCCGCAAAGTGACTGCACAGGTCATGCACCGGGACCGAGCGCAGAATGCCGGTGGATTGGTCGAGCTTTTTCCTGTATCCCTCGAGACGCCCCACCAGGCTCGGGAGCTTCGCGCCGGTCTCGGAGTAGATGGGCTCGTCCATCCTTGCGTGGAACCAGCAGTTTGGCAGGATGCGGCGGACCTCCTCGATGCCGACCCAGAGGTCGGGAATGCGCGGGACGACGACAATGCTCTTCCTCGGGATCCCGGCCTCGACCAATTGCTGGAGGTAGGTCTTGCCACTCCCCTTGTCGGTGATCTCGCAATCGTGCGGGAGGAAATGCGCGAGAATCTCGCCATGCGTCCGCTCCCATGACCGAATGACCTCGGCCACACCCCCGGCTCCGGCGCCCTCGCCCACGGCTCCGTCGAGGAAGTTGTGGGCCTTCCCGGCGGGCTGGATCAGGCAGCCTGCCATGTTGTCGGAGGATCCGAGATCCCATGCGGTGAACATGGGATATCCCTTTTCGGGAGAAAAGATGCCGACCTGCTTCTCTGCGCGGATCCGCTTCATCTCCGGGTAGATCTGGCCCGGCACGACCTGGCGATCCACCTCCTCGATGACGCTCGGGAACTGTTGCCACATTTCCTCCCCTTGCTCCGACTTCCGGCGCTCGTAGAACGCCTGGCGGTCGAGCGGAATCTCGATGCCGTAGCGTTCGCGAAGCCCCGCAAAATACTCGACGGTTTCGGCCCGCGCGGGCTTGACGCCGGGGAGGACGTAGGACGGATGCCCCCACCATGGGAAAAAGTGCAGCTTCCAATCCAGAGCAGTGAGGTGGGCGAGCTTTGCGGCCTCCAGTGAGAGCTGGAAGATGGCATAGCACTCACCCCACTGCCCTCCTTCCATCGTGGTTTCGATGTCGATGATCCCGCCCGGAGGCAGGGAGTTGAACGCGCCCCGCTTGATCCCGGTCGCCTTCGCCGGAAACTTCGCGGAGATCGGCCCAAACTCGGAAATGTGGAGCCGCTGCGGCGTCCGGCCCGTGAACGCCACGCCCGCGGTGATCTTGCTGCCATTGGCCCACGCCATCTCCCCACCCGCATCCTTCTCCAGCGGGTTGGCCTTGCGAATCCACCGCCAGAGCGCACCAATGGCAGGATCGGGATGAAGGTGTCCGTTCTCCCATGCAAACCTGGCCATGGCGAGCTTGGCAAAGGCATCGTCCTTGGTGAGGTCGATGATCCCGGCGGCGAGGTTCGCGTTGAACAAACAATCGTCCAGGTTCGCCAACACGATGGCGGTGGACATACCGAGCTTTCTCGCCTTGGGGATGAAGTTCCGGTTGTGCCGCTCGCGCATGAACTGCTCCTGCTCGCCTCGCATTCGGAACGGAATCGTCTTCCCGTCCTCGTCGAGGATGAGATAGAGATTCGCCATTCGCCATGCTTTCGATGCCAGAAGGGCGCGGAGCTGGTCGAGGTCGGTCATTGGTCAATTTGTTTGTGGACGAATCCGATTCGGCCACAAATTTTTGTGGCTATCGCGTGTTCTGCCCAAGAAACATATCGCCCTGGGCTGTGGCGGCGCGGATTCGTTCCACCGCGCTTTTGAAGTATTCGGGGTCTTGCTCGATGCCGATGAAGCGGCGTCCCATTTGCACGCAGGCGATTGCCGTCGTGCCGCTTCCCATGAACGGGTCGATGACAATTTCATTCTCCATCGTGTGCCGTTGGATGACCTTCTTCATCATATTGAGAGGTTTCGGGCATGTGTGGATTCCTTCGGCCTTCATTCGCACGCTTTCAGACAGCTCCGCGCTTCCTCCGCTGATTGGCAGCACATCGCTTTTCGTGATTCCGTTCACGTTCCCGAATCCTGCCACATCCGGCCCATAGCACAGCAGCGGCGTCCATTGGTTGTATCCCCGCTTCCCGAATGTTCCCGTGGTGTTCCATGTCACGCATCCAACCCACTCAGGTTGCGGATATAACCCTATTTGAGTTGGCCCAGGCATCACCACGGCACGACCAGCGGCGGCGAGGATGAGCGGCATCACTTCATCCAGCAGGGTTGCGAGATTCTCGCGGGTGTCGTCGTAGCTTCGATACGGATATTCGAGGCCGTAGGGCGGATCAGTCACCACGATGTCACCCATAATTTGCGGCAGGATTTCCCGACAATCACCGTTGTAGAGCGTGACCCCACAAGGCAGAACAAGGCGCTGCATGGAACGCCGAGGAGCGTCTATCGTGGATTCGGGCGGTAATAGGTCGGCGTCCATGAGCTTATGCGTTCGGCTTAATGAAAATTAACCAGTCGCCCCGCTGCATCATTCTCAAATCATCCCCGAAATGCTTCCCGAGACCGTCAACAACTTTACTCAGTGCCGTCACGCCCAACGGAAGCAGCACCCTCGCAACCTCGCCGTCCGGCAGACTTCCCGCCCGGAGCCCGGCCTCGTATCCGATGCGATGACCTTCCGCGAACTCGTAGTCTTGCGGGTTCATTGGTTCAGTGTTGTTGATTTCAGTCATGCTCTCAAAACGGTCCCTTCCTGTCCTTGTCGATCTCCCACATGGACAGGAAACCATTCCACCCGGTGACCGGAAGGCTCTCGATCTTGATGACCGGTCTCCCGTGATCGTCCTCCAGAACGATTCCGCAGTGAACGCGGCGTTTCTTTTTCTCACCCGTCTCCTTGTCGATGTATTCGCCAATCGTGGCGGTCAGGTCATGTGTCTTTTTCATCTTTGTTTTTCAATCCAACCAGTGAACGGATCAAATCGACCGCCGAGGACTCAGCCGAAACCTCGACCTTCTCGGCACCATAGAAACCTTCCATTCGGCACACCTCCTTCGCTGCGGAAATGCGATCCCTCGCGGCCTCAACCGGGGAGGTGGCGATTTCGTGGAACAGTTGCAGCATATCCGCCCGCTTCACCTCGAAGACTTTCTCGGCCTCCTTCGAGAGTTTCGCTAGCTCGGCCTTGATGTAAGCGTTCGTAAGCAGACGGCACCCATTCGCCTTGGCAACATCGGGCTTCTTCACCCCATAGACTTCCGCATACGCCTCGGACGCATTGCCGCTCAGATGGTAGAGCTTCACGAACTTGAGTTGTCGAGGGTTGAGCATGGCGTCACATAGCGTAAAACCGACAAACGTCCTCGCGCAAGCGATTCACAATCGGCTTGGCCCCGGTGGCGCTCATCATCGACTCCAGCTCGCCCCCTCTCGCGTTGACCGTCACGAACATGGGCCTCATCGCCCTCCGGCGTTCTTCGATCACATGGAATAAATCGGCCTCAACCCGGTCGGTCAGCTTCATCTTGTCGAGGTCGTCAAGGACCAGCACATCACACCGAATGCTCCGGTCGATCATCCGGCGGCGCTCCGAGCCCTCCGGTGATCCCGCGGCATAGGCAAAGCCCGTTCCGGTCAGGAGGCTCACCGTGCGCCCCTGTTCGTGCTGACGGCGGGCGAGTTCGTGAATGACGAACGTCTTACCGGCTCTGGACTCACCGATCAACCCGACACCCCGAGGTGACCATTGCCACTCCAGCACCGTTCTCGCGGCGGCCTTGGACGAATCCGGGAGTCGGTCGAACTCGAAGCCCTGGTAGGCGAGCGGACAAAAATCGGCCCAGAGCATGGCCGTGACCCGCTTCGGCTCGATGAGGGCCGCCTCCTTCACCGCCTGACACGCTTCGCAAAAATGCTCCGCGACAGTGACGCTGCGACCAAGCAGCGTGAACGTGGCCGAGGCCGAGTCGAACAGGTCGCCGCACTGGCGACAGGATGCGGGGCGGGTGATCATGTCAAAACTCCCTCCCCCCCGCCGTGACCGCCCTCGCGTCCTCATCCTCCCAGCCCGCCCGGTCGATCCAGGTCGCCGGATGCGGGATGAACTGGCCGCCGTCCTTCAGCCACTCCCTCGAACGGACCTGCCAGGCTAACGTCGCCAGCACCCGGTCGATGGGCGGCCTCGCCCCGCACCAAGATTTGATCGCGTCGTTCTTCGCCACCTTCTTCGGGTAGGCTTCCCAGAATTCGACAAAGCCATGCATGGGAGACACCCCGTCACCCACGGGTGACGAAGAGACTTGTTCCCTTCCTTTCCCTTCCTTGTTCCCTTCCTTTCCCTTCCTTTCCGCTTTCCCGGCGTGGGGCACGCGTGGTTCACGCGTGGGGCACGCGTCAAGATCGTTGCACTGCAAGGGATCCGGCAGTTCAGACTCCCGCTCGCGGTTGTTGATGACCTGATGCGTCAAAAACGTCGGAATGACCCCAAAAACACCCGTGAGTGACGCGTATTTTTGAATGAATCCACGCGTGGTCAACGCGTCGAGCACGCGTGAAAAGTCGATTTCGTCGTATGGACAGATCTGGACTCCGAGCCGTCGAGGCTCCCACTTGAACCGACCCTCCCGGTCAGCGGCACACCACAAACCGACGAACGAAAGCCGGATCGGAAGCCCCGTTTCGCGCTCCAGATCGAAGAGTTCCTCATGCGTGAAAAACTCCGGTTTGATCGTACGAATTCTCATCATTTTTTCTCCTCTTTCCCCCTCGTAAAATGCACGAACCGATAATAAAGCCGCCCTCCGATCCGCCTCGACCGGAGCCGAAACGTCTCCCTCCTCGCCACCTGTCTGGTCATCGCGGCCTCAAGGACGTGGTGAATCCGGGCGCTCGGCGGAGCGTCCACGGCCACCCGGATCTCCTCGACAGTGCGCTCGATGCCGTCAGCGAGAAGGTCGAGAATGGCGTCTCGGTAAGGGCTGATCATGCGGAGTTGGTGTTCGACTAAAGGCGGGAATTTCTCTCCGAGATGATCGCCAGATCGATGATGCCCTCAAGGTGTCGGGACTGGCTATAGTTTCCGAGCTTTTCAATCGCCGCCTCCGCAATCCACCTGATTGCGACATTTGCTTTCCCGACCACCTCAATGTCTGGAGCCTCAACGACGAGTTCGGCGAATTTCCGCCAGTCTTTTGAAATTACCGCACCGGAGATTCTCGCGATCATTTCGGCGTCGTCCTCGTTGATTTCGCCTGGAAGGAAAGAATTTGGGGTATCACTCATGACCCCTCCCTTCCTCAAACCGCTCCCATTCCGCCATGACGCGCATGGCATTCAGCTCCCCGCTTAGTTCCGCCACCTGGGCCTCGGCGGCCCTCAGGCGGCGCTCCTGCGCTATGTGTTGCGCCCACCCGAAGGCGAGCCCGATGGTGAGGCCAATGGCCATGGACGCGATGGTCCCGTAAACTTCTCTCATGTCAGGTAATCGGTGATAATTTTAATTGCTTCGTCTTTTCCGTAGGCGACCTGCGCCGAATATCCCCTCGACCGCATCGCGGCGATCCACTCGCACTGGAGATCGGACAAGCCGCCCTTGCCGCCTCGAACCGGGCGACTGCCCTCGGCCTTCATTTCAAGGAACAGGCCATGGAACCCCTTTCGGGCGACCGGAAGAAAGATGTCAGGCACCCCAGGCTTCACGCCCTCGGCCTTCATCTTTCGAGCGACCAGAAGGTTCCGGTGGCCGCCGTTTGGAATCGCGAACATCCACTGAAGGTCCGGGAACTCCAAACGGCTCCACTGCGCCCACACAAAGAGCGCAGCCTGCTCGTCGTGTTCAAGGCGGTATGTTTTCATCGCTTGATCCGCACCGCCATTGCCAGCGCCTCCTTGGTTGGCAGGTGGTCGATGCTCGGCTCGATCCCCTTTTGCGCCGGAATGAGTCTGCCCGGAATGACTATCCTTGGAGTCGCTTTGCGCAAAGCGCCGCGCACCATGCGCTCGGGCCTCGCCTTCTGAATCCTTGGGTAGCTCATGCGCTCGGGCTGAGGTGGCACTCCGCATTGAAGGTCAAGCTTTCCACCGAGCTTCACATATCGGTCC